ATTACTATTACATAATAAAACGTTTTTATATCAATAGTAGCGTTATAAATTACATCTGGCTCTATATTTCTTATTGTAGCAGAGCTATGTCTACCTTCTTCGTGTCTTAACCAACAAAGCTCTAGTTCGTTATTTATGTACCTCCAACCTAAACGTATAGAATATTTTTGATGTCTTACGCCAAAGTCGCTCATGCCGTATATTTTATTTACATCATGTTGGTTTTCTGGTATTTCACTAGTGTATATAGCTGACTCATCTAAAATAAACTTAAAATTTATTCTTGAATTATCTGGGTGATTTAAAAAACTACCTGAGCTATGTTCACCAGCTGGTATTGTATAAACTCTAAAGCCAAGATCATCAACTTCTTTTACGCATGAAACTAATAAAAGAAGTGTCAGAAGTTTTTTCATTTATCTTTTTGTTATTTTTCTTTTTGTTATTTTTCTTTTTGAACCTTTAGAACCTCTTTTTTTGCTTTGTTTTTTAATTTTTAATTCTTCTTTAGCTTTTTCTACTTCTTCGTTTTTTATATCTAAATTATACTGACTCCAACCAAAAAACATTAAAAATCTTTGCCAAGCTTCGTGATTATTATTTAAAGATTGCCTAACGTTATTAGTTTTGTTGTAAAGTCTATTTAAAGGAATATTAGTTAAACCTTCAACATAATTTGTAACAGCAGACCACTGTGGATTGTCAAAGTTACCTTTGCTCATGTCTTCTATTAAGCTCTTGTTCCAATTAAGAGTTTTCTCAGCGTTAACAACTTTTCTAATTTTAATACCAATTGGTGGAGAAAAATTAGTTAATTCACCTATAACTGCTGATTCGTCAAAATTATAACCTTTTTCTCTTTCATTTAAAAACTTTATACCCATGTTTTTTAATGTAGACACTACAGCACCTCCAACACCTATACCTCTAAGTATACTATCTAACGCGCCGTTTAAAGATCTTTGTCCTTTAGTAGTTAAAAACTCTTGATCTTCATCTTCATCAAACATGGCGGCAAATAAAGCTGTTTGCAAGCTATAAAATATTAAATTTTGTATACCAAAATAATAAGCTATTCTAGCTGTATTAGAAACATCACTTTGTAATAAAGTTGAATTAGGAGGTGTTGTTCTTCTATTGTATATATCTTGAGCAGCTTTTTTACCAAGCCTATTAAATTGAGACGTTACATTTTGAAAAGCAAGAACTAGTCTACCTAATACAGATGCTTGTTGCTGTGAAATCATATCAGGTCTAGCAGACTGTTGTGTTGACTGTGTTATATTTTGAAAATCAGTAAAAGCTTTTGCTTCAGCTTCTTTTTGACTTAAACCGTCTTTTAAATATTTATTTATTCTATTTCTATAATACGTAGCACCACCAGTTGCAATAGCAATATTATCACCAATTTGTGTAGGTAAAAAACCTATTTGCAACAACTGTCTTATTAATGCTCTAGCGGGATATTTTGATTTACTAATATTTTCTGCAAGCTCAGCACCATTAACATCAGTCTGTATACCACCTCTTCTTTGTTTTAGCATATCAGAGTTAAATATAAAAGCCCAGTCAGTCCAATATTGTTTTTGATTAGAAAAAGCTTTGGCCGCAGCAAATATATTATTATCTGCAAAATTTATATAATTTACTAAAGACATTTGCTGTAACACGGCTGATCTAATATTAAAAAACATCACAGATCCAACAGCACCGTTTAACCAATTCATAAATCTATTTACTTGTGAGTTTGTACCAACAGGTCTATTTCTACCTGTTTTAATTCTGTACAACATGTCTTCTAAAGCTTCTCGCACGCCTTTGCCGTAACCAGCTTCTATTTTATTTAAGTTTTGTGTAGAAAATACTATGTCAGCATTTTCAATAAATTCTGCAAAAAACTGTGATCTACCAACTCTACCAGTCGCGTCATCTAAATCCATACGTATATCTCCAGATTCCCAACCATCTGTAGGATCTACATAATTATCTTGTTTTGATATAATGTTTACAGCGTCTGCGTAAGCTTTTAATTTTCCATCAGATTTAACAAGATTAACTAAGTTTTTTTGATCAACGGGGCTAAGTCCTGGTATATCATAACCGTGTTTATCCCACAAATATATTCTTACAGCATCTTCATAAACAAAATCACCATCAGGAGTTTTTTCTCTAAGCTTTGATCTAATATCTGGAAATTTTTTCTTTAAATTTTTATAATCGGTTGCTATTGATTGTCTAGCTGTATCGTATTCTCTATTAGCTCTATTCAAAGGTCTTATTAAAGCTTGTTCTAAAAAGTCTCTATGTTTGTCGCCTTGTTTGCCTTTACCCATAAAATTATAAAGTAAACCGGCAAAATCTTCATGTGATGGTGGTATAAAATATCTAAATCTTCCTTTACTAGCCCCACGCTTTCTAGCTTTAGTTCTTTCAAAACGTTTTTGAGATTCAATACCAGTTACATCTTGTATTATATTGTTAAATATTCTGTCTAAATCAGCTGGTTTGCTAAACTGTATTCTAGCTTGTTGTACTTTACGTTTAACGTCAAATTGCTCAAGCATATTTTCTACAGCTTGTACGTTTTGTAATGCGTCGTCTGCAAAGTAAAAATCATTATAACCTTCACCAACTTTACCGGCAACCCACAAGGCTTTTGCTTCTGCTGTACTATTACCTAATCCAGTTATGTTTTTTAAAGGTATATTTAAACCATTAGCTTTTAAAAAATCAAATATAGCTTTAGCCGCTTGAGGTGGCCTTGCAGTTAATACAAACATGTTTTCTGGACCAAACTTTTTTTGCAACTTTAAAGCTTTTTGAAACAACGGCGCTATTTTACCTTTTACTACTTTGTTAAATTCTGAAAAATCAAATTTATAACCTTGATTTAATAAATCTTGATATGTATTAGCAAATTGCTCTGCATTTAAAGTACCGGTTTCCCCATCAGGACCAGTGTATCTAACTAAAGATTCAGTTGTAGCTAAAGTGTCATCAAAATCTAAAACAGTAATACCTCTAGGATCTTTAGAAGCTGCCATCCTATTTTTGTTAACGGCTTTGTTTAACACCTCAGTAGATTTAATGTCTTTAGTGTAATTTACATTTGATATTACACTAACTTGATCTTTAGCTTGTTGTAGTGTTATTCTTTTAGCAAAAAACTCTGTTAACACTTCGTTTACTTGCTCTACAGTAGTAGCGTTACCATTACTATAACTTAAGCTACCATCAAAGCCATATTTTTTATCTATGTGTTGTAATAAATTCCCACCACTATGCCAGTTTATTTCAGATAAATTTATATTAGAAATTGTATACCTTATTAACGGATCACTAGCTAAAGACATATCACCAGCTTCTATTGCTTTTTGTAAGTTTTCATAAAAAACCTCAGGCATGCTTTGTTTATATTTATTTAATAAAGCATTTTGAGATTGACTTAAACCTATCATATAATAGTTTTCAATAAACCAAGGTAAAACTAAATCAACATTGTCGCTAGCAAGAGCACTAAATATAAATTCACCCGCTTTGTTTTGAACAAAAGGGTGTTCTTTTTCAACAATTTTATCAACATTTGTTTTTCCAAGCGCAGAAGCCATCATTCTCATTACATGTGTTTTTGCTACAGAAGAAGATTGTAAAAGCTTTTCAAACTCAAGTAAATTTCTTTTGTTTCCAAATTTATTGCTATTAATAAATTTATCCCAATTTTTTATATAATAAACAACTCCTTTTTTTAATAATTCTAAGTTATTACCAAGTTTATTAAAATCGTCTATTTTAGATCTAAAAACTTCTTCTATTAATGCTCGTTCTTTTTTAGTAAAAGGTTTTTTACGACTTAATTGTTTTTGTTGTATTTTTTTAGCTAATATAGTTGCTTCGTTTGCAGACATATAGTAGTTTTTTACAACAAAGTCGTTACCTTTGCTTTTACTTCCTCTAGCATATGTAGCCCTATGTAATCTTCCAGGTAGCGGTATGCCTTGTTCTCCAAAAAAATCTATTAAAAAGTTTTTTAAAGATTTTCTATCTTTAGTTTTTATATTTGTTGGTGCTATAGGCAAACCAGCTTCTACAGCAAGCTTTCTTATACCAGCTTGACTAAACATTATTTTAGACTTACCATCTTTTATTCTATCAATAGCTTTTTGCGTTATATCTAAAGCTTTTTGATTTTGTCTAACTGTTTGGTTTGTTATAACTTGACCAGTAACATTTGCTATAGCTAAAATTCTAGCGGATATATTTCTATCAGTACGATCTGGCTTACCGTTAATAATACCAAATGTTTCTAAAAATATTTCCCTATCTATATCATTTTTTTGTTGTATTGCTAAACCTGCTCTACTACCAGTTGTAGCTGCTTTAGCTCTATCAGTTTTAGTATAAAAAGCTTTTAATAAAGTATTAGGCACGCCTGTAGCGGTACCACTAGCTGTAGCACCTTCAGGTAATAACGCTATTAATAAATCTGCATTCTTATTAATAAACATTTGTGCTGCTTGTATTTCTTTTTTAGTTAAATTAGCTAGTGTTGTTAGTTTTTCTGGTTTTATACCAAACAACTCACCTACTATATCAGGTAATTGATTTTTTAATGTTTTATAATTTAAGTTTTCAAAGTCTAAATCAGGTGCTACTTTTTCAATAGTTTTTGCAGCTTGTTCACTAACGTCTAGTCTATCAGCAACTACAGTTTCTTTTTGCTCTCTTTTAGTTTCAACTTCTACATCTGCGGTTTCTTCAGCAATAACACCTCTAGCTTCTGTTACATCTTCTGTAAACTCTTCACCTAAAACTCTTCTTGATGCTTCAATAGCTCTTGCTGGTAAAAATTTATTTATATATGCTGCTAATGGCACGTCAGATTCTGGTTTATATTCTCTAATTAAATCTAATATACCACGTTGTCCAGTTTCTATTTCATCAGTTAATAACTGTCTGTCAAAATTAGGAGCATCTTTACGCTTATCAACTATTTTACCTACAATAGGTTTGAATTGTTCTATAATATCAAACTCAAAACTTGCGTTATCAGCTCTATTTTCGTACAATTGCTGTACATTGTCAGAAGCTTCTTTTGAAAAAGCTTGAACTTCCGCGTCTTCACCTTTAGCAACTTCTAAAAGTTTACCTTCAGCGCCCTTAGTAATTAAACCAAGCATAGCGTCGTTTAACTTTGCAGGATTGTCTATAGTTTTAATATAATCTTTTACAAAATTTAAAACATCTTGATCAGTATCAAACCTTATTTCAACGCCTAAATATTGCTGGCCAAATCTTCTCCAAGCATCTCTTAAGCCTTGAACAAAGCCTTCGTTAATATTTATTTCGTTATTTTTTAAAGCTTCTATTATTAAAGCTAAAACTTCTTCACCTTGACCTTGCTCTGGTGTGTAAGAGGCTATTCTTTCGTTAAGATCACTGCTTTCTTTAATAGTAGCACCTTTAGCTTTTAAAGCTCTTACTAAAGCATCGCCTAAAGATGATTGAGCACTTATATTCTGCTTTAAAGTAGAGAATATTGCCGCATGAAAAAACTCATGAGCCGCGGTATTTAAAAAGCCATTTTTAATAGAATTTTTTTCATTAATAAAAAGATCTAAACTTGTAATATTACCTTTTTTGTCAAAAACAGGTATAAAACCACCATATTTAGTACTACCTTTCAAATCCGCATCTTGACCTCTTTCTTGAGCAAACTTTTGCATTGCCTCATTATCACCCTTTTGCACTGTTATTTTTAATCCTTTTTCTTCTGCTTTTTGAATTAAAGTTTCAACAGAGTCAAGTTGTTTGCCAACTATATTTTGTAAACTTTCGTTACGCAAGTTTTTGTTTTGTTCAGAAAGCAAACGTATGTTTTCTTGATTTAAATTTTTTACAGTAGAGTTGCCTGGATTATCTTTTATTTCTTGTACTAAAGTATTTATTTCTGTAACATTTGTAGCGTAATCTTTTAGCTTTTCATTACTCATGTTTTGTAAAGCGTTAAGATTTTTGTCTTGTATTCTTTGAATATCTGATTTTAAAAAAGTAATTTGCGTGTCTATTTTCCGCAAAACTTTCTCGTTATTCTTTACTCTTTTAGCTCTTGATCTATCTATATATAATTTTTTTATTTGCTCGGCTTTTTCTTGTATTTGGCCTTTGTCTTCAAGTGGCATTAAAGTTATATTAGCTCTGTCAACAACTGCTTTGCTTTTATTGTTTATTTGCCCAAAACCTGTTATTGTACCACCAACTAAACCACCAACTAAAAACGCATCTCCAAGTTGATATTTCATTTGAGCTATAGTAGGCATTTCTCTACCTTCTATAGTCATACTATCCCAAACATTATTAGCGAGTTCTGTAGCAGCTTCTGAAGCACCTTCAAAAACAAAACCACCACTTAATTTTTTTGACACTTCTACAAAACCACCTTTTAACACTTCTTTTGCGGCTGCAGCACCACTTTGATTACCAACAATACCAGCGTATTTAAACAAACCTCTTGTAGCCATTTCAAAACCAGCTTCAATAGCCCCAGTACCAGTAGCGTTTAACAAAAGCTCACCCATACCTTTTGTTGGATCTTTAGCTAGCTCTTCTTCAAATTTATTTCCAGCGTAAGAAACACCTAGTGCAATCATTGCGGGGGCGCCTAAAAAAGCAGCAGCTATAGATGGCCAAGACTCTATACCAGCCACAACAGCTCTAGCACCAGCTCTACCCCAAGTTGAAGGGTCTGTAAGATCTAGTTCTTCTGTTATTGACTTATCAGCTTTTATATCAAATTGATCAAAATAAGCGCCTGCATTAGAAAAAATATTATCATTACCTTTAGATAATAGTGAAAAGCCATTTTCTTCTATATATGAAATTCTTTCAGCTTTTTCTTTTTCGTCTAAATCTCTATAAATGTAATCTCTTAAAGTTCTTTCACCAGCCTCTAAATAATTAACAACACCACCAGCTGTTTTTAAAAGAGCTTGAGGTACGCTTGTTGCTAAGTCAGTAAAAAATTCACCAGCAGATATTTCTTCTTCTTGTTTTCTTAACAAATAATCGCTATCTAAACGCACAGCGTTTGGAAATTGTTGTTCAAAACGATCAACATCTCTTTCGTCTATATTGTAAATACCTGTAGCGTCTCTATATCTAGCCATCAATTATTTTTCTAAATTTTCTATTTGATCATCAAGCTGTTGCAGTCCTTGAGGGCCATAATCACCACCAGGAACGTTGTATAAACCTTGGGATTCAATTGGCTCAGGTACTTTTATATCGTTTTCAGGTAGAAAATCGTATTTTTGTCTTGTGTTTTCAGGATCAAACTCTTCAATTCTGTAACCTTGATCCCATATTTCATGACCTCTTAAAATATCGTAATTAGTATAAGTGGTGCCTTCTGCATCTACGTATAATTTATTATCTTTGTCATAAGAAATAGCTGTTTTGTCAAAAGTTTGAGTAGGTTTTTTGTTTTTTATATCGTTTAATATATTTTCTGCAGCATTTCTTGTAATGTAACCTTGCCCATAACTTGTTGGAAAGTTATCTCTACCAGGAGTAGTTTTGTTTAGCTTTTTATTATATTCACCTACTGCTAATTTGTGTATTTTTTCAAGTTCATTAACGCCGTACTTTTTATATTCAACTAATAACTCATCAAAATTACCTTTGTTTACTAATTGTTTTTTAGCAGTTTCAAACTCTTCAGTACCAACTTCAGTACCAGTTTTTTGAGCAATAAAATCATCATCAGCAAAAACAAAATCTCTAGCTCCTTTATTTTTTAAACCTTTTGTTAAGGAATCAAATCTATTTTCAAATCTACGTCTATTAAAATCTCTACCATTATCACCATCTTTTAATGCCATTTCTTCTAAACTAAAAAATCCTTCTTGACCAGCGTTGTTAGTTTGAAAAGTATTAGAATAATCTTTCCAGTTTTTAGTTACATTGTCATTAGACTGATAAGTAAAACCACCGTCATCTTGTATTTGAAACTTAGAGTACATGTCTCCGTTTGCTAAATCTTCATGGTCACCTATTTCCCAATCAAGAGAACCACTAGAGTGATCTCTATTATCTAACGCGGTTTGTCTTTTTAAAGCAATATCTTCAAGCGTGTTACTTAAGTTTTTAAATTTAGCATCGACTTGATTTATAGTTGATACGGCATCGATGTATCTTTGATCTGTAGATGGTATACCACTAGCAATAACTTTAGATGCGTCTACATATGCCTGTTTATTTTGAGTTAAAAAATCTGTAACTTGACCACGTAATTGTTCAGGTACTTTATCAATAGGTACACCTTGAGGCATATTGTTAATTAAAACATCAGTTTTAGCTTTGCTTTCTTTTACTCTAGTAGTAATTTTTTCAGCCAAAGGATCTAACGCCTTTGAGTAGTCTATTGCTTTTGGTGGTCCACCACCATATCCTATTTGAAATAAATTTGCCATTATCCTCCTATTTTTAAATTACTTAAATCTTTAAATTGAGTTTTTCCAAACTGATCTATTCTAACAGTTGGATCAAAATCAGATACTCTTGCTCCAAAACCAGCATTTCCAAAGCCGCCGCTTTGAGAACCTAAACCTCCAGTAACACTTTTGTTACTACCGCTAAATACACCGCCTGTGTAAGCATCAAAAGCAGCGCCACCTAAAGTACCTACACCACCAATTATTTGTTGTGATGCTTCTGCTCTTTGTTGTCTTATATCTCTTTGCAGTGCTTGCTGGCCAGATCTTAAGCTCATTATATCCATTGTTCTTTGTCTTTCTCTTGACTGTCTTATGTCTTCACCTTTAAGAACGTTCATTTGCGCTTGAGCTTCTGCAGCTTGAACGTTAGCAGCACCCTGTGCAGTTGCCATTTGATTAGCTGATTCTTGTCTTCCTATATCAGCAGATATTTGCTGTGTTTGTAGTTGTTGTTGATTAGCTAAAGACTGTGCTAAACCAGCAATACCACTACCACCAGCAGCACCTTGTAAGCTTTGTAATATATTAGCTCTAGCTTGCGCGCCTTGTTCAGCTTGAAACTGAGCTTGTTGTTGATTTACAGTTAAATCTTCATATGGATTTTCAAATTGAGTTTGCAAATCTGCATATGGATTTTCAAATTTCATACCTTGTAAATCACCTAAATTTCTTTTAAATTGTCGTTTAGCCCTATCACCTTCTTTTGCTAGTCTTCTTCTTTCACTTATACCACCAATAATTTGACTAGCGCCTTGTACAACTCCTAAACCAAGAGCTACAGCACCTAAAAATTTTGCCGGACTTTTCTTTTTACCTACTGGCATAATGTTTGTTTTTTTTATTTATACTTATTATAATTACACTTTTTATGTATTATTTACTACTTCGTACTATTTCAGAGCCAACTGAAAATAGCTCAACTTTTTCTTTTGAATTATTTTCTAAAGAAACTTCTGCGTAGTAACCAACTAAACTAGAGGTGTTGGCTTTATTGTCTTTAGAAAACATAATAAAAATATTATTTAAATCGGGAGTTTGAGTATTAAAATTATTACTAATAATAATTTTATTGTTTTCAATTGTATTAATTATTTCTTCTACAATACCTAGCTTTTTTGCAAGCGAAGATTCTGCAGCATCATATCCACCAGTGCTATTAGTTTTTAAATACCAAATTGTATCTCCTATTTGTAAAGAACTATTTAATTGCTCGCTAAATGTTAATGTTATTTGCATATTATCCTACTGTTAAAATATTATCTAAAGCTAAAGTTAATGTCATATCATCTGTGCCGTGTTGCAACACTGTTATATCAGCACTTATTGTTGCAGATCTACTACTACCTGTAAAAGTAACAGTTTGACCATTTTCTATTGTTTGCGCAGCACTTGCTGTAATATTAACACCAGCACTTACAGCGTCAACATGCGGAGTTCCAATAACACCAACGCCAGACATTATAACAGTTTCAGCTGCTTTTATACCATTTGTACTTGTTATAGGTATTGTTGTACTGCTACTAACAGCAGAATCTGTAGTTGTAACAACAGGATCAATAGTTAAAGTAAAGTTTTTAATAGAAAAACTAGTATTATTAAAATCATTAGAATTTACTGATCCTTTTCCTGTAAAAGTAACAGTTATACCTGCGTTAAAAGTAGAAGACTTGTCAATTATTATTGTACCACCAACATCATCACCAATACTTTGAACACCATTAACATCAGTACTAATAGCTTTCGGTATAACGTAAACGTTGTTATTATCATAAGACTTGTTATCATCTAAGTAACCTTCAATTATTTCAGTAATAACAGAGTCAGAAGCTATACCTGTACCAGAAACTACCATGCCAACAGAAAGATTTGATATATCTGTCAACTCAACAGACGTTGTGCTAGAACCAGCTGTTTTTGAAACTTTAGTTGTTGTAAATTCAAAATCTGTAACTTTTGGTTGCCTAGCTATTACAAACTGACTAGAACTAAGTGCTACTGGCCAGTTAATTGTTTTTGTTTGTTTACTACTTTCTTTTACTAAATAACTAGGCCTTGTAAAAGTAACGTTGCTAGCGGGTGGATTTGCCGTATAAGTTCCAGAACTACCAGCAGAAGCTACGGCAAAAGTAACAGTAGTATCATGATACTTATGTATTTTTGGTAATATATATACTTGATTACTAGAAAGATCTTTACTTAAAGTTGTTTCACTAGCACTATCTGCATATAAAGTAATAATATAGTAATCATCATCTGTTATAGCTGGAAACTCTATAATACCACTATAAATACCCGTGCTATCAATAGTTTTTTGTTTTAAATTTGCAGCATTAGAAGAAAATGCTAAAGCAACGTCAGTGTCTTCTGAAAAATTATAAAAATGATCATCTTCATTTGTAACTGTTATTGTAAAAACAGCGCCTGGATCTCCTGTAACTGTAAAAATTCTTGTTGTTACAGCAGAAGGCATTGGTGAAGTATCTATTGTTATATTATTTATTAATTTCATATTATATATTTATTACGCTCCACCAACTGGATCATCAATGTCTTCAAATAAACATGTGCCATCATCAACGTTAGCAGAGGCATCGTAATTACTAGCATTTGGATTTGTACAACCGTATATTGGTAATATGCAAGAGCCATTATCTTGAGTTGCATTAGGATCAAAGTTAATAGCATTTGGATTTGTACAGCCAAGAATAGCGTCACATAAAACGTTACAACTACCATCATCATAAGTAGCGTCAGGATTATAGTTGCTAGAATTTGGATCCATACAACCACCAACAACTATATCAGTTTCAGGCGGCGTTAAAAAACAACTTCCATCATCAATTATAGCTTCGGGATTATAATTAGTTGCTTTTGGATTAGTACAACCTGTAATTGGTTTGTATTTATTAATATCAATTTCAAATTCAGTTGGTCTACCTACACCTTGAAAAGAAAACTCTTTAGTTTTTAAATCAACAACTTTATTAAAATTATTACCTTTAATAAAATTAAACCATTTACCTTCTTTTTCTATAAATTCTGAAACAGAACCAACCTGTTTGTCTGTTTTTATTTTTGATTTCCAACCATCTTTATTTTCTAAATTGTAATAACCAGTTTCTACACCTGTAATGTTTTGATCAATATTAGATTGTGATCCTTCGTAATTTAATGTTTTATACATTTTTATTGCACTAGGCACATCGTTTAATAAAACACTTATAGAAGAGGAAACATATTTTCCATAAAAAGTATTTCTATCAACTTCTTCACTGTGGTGTTGATGTGGTAAAGCATTTTTAAAAGTATAATAATTACCAGACATGCTAACACCTTGCTCTAAAACAAAAGACTTAAAACTTGCCCAACCATTAACGGACTCTTTAAAAGAAACACTTTTATCAATATTAGGCATTGTTAAGTTGTACTCGCCTTTTTTAATATCAAAACTACCTATTAGTTTATCATTAAGCTTAAGATTATCTTTAAAATAATCAGACATACCATACTCAGATATTGGCGTTATACCATCCATAGAAAGCCTTAACACAGCACTTCTTTGTTTATCTGTAAAATAAGCTCTATAATTATCTACAGCAAAACTTTCTGGATTTTTACTTATACCGTAATCACCAGCAAATGGCATTGTTTGTCCTAAAACTCTATTAGAAGCTATTAACTGAGGATTACCATCAGCATTAAATATTGCATCTTTATTTGCTTGTATTCTTATAACTCTATCTTCACAAAAAGTAACTAAATCAGTATTTCTACTAAATAGCTTTTGTATACTACCATATGTTGGATTTAAATCTTTAGTAATTGTTTCTGCTTGTATAAATTGATTTAAATTATTAATACCACTGTTAGTATTGTATATACCAGAATATATTAATCCACTACTTCTTCTTTCTTCTTCATAATTTTCTTCTAAAATAGTACTAACTTTTACTCCTTTATCTATAATTGGTTGATTAAAATCATCACGTATTCTATTTGATTCTACACCATTACTAAAAGAATAACAGTTGTACCAGGAAAGTGCAAATGGATTTTTACTAACATTTGTTTTTACTATATAAGTATTAGGTGGTAGTGAACTGTCAGACATAAGTCCAGTTGGTGAAGTCGCTAGTGTAGCTTCTACATCTATAGCTAAAGTTGTGTATGAGTTATCTGGCCTTGTAAAATATAATCTTACTAAACTTGCTCCAATTGGAAGATACTCATCTAAATCTATCGGTGCGTTAAAAGTTATTTTATTACTATTCCAAGAAACAACATAAACAAGACCGTTTATAGTGTTAGGTCTAGCTGGACAAGTAACAACACTACCCAATGGTATAAAACTTTGATTGTTTTTTTCGTTTAATTTCAAAGGTATTATTTCGCTAGCTTCATAATAAATGTCTAAATCAGCAGTTTCTTTAGGTTCTGTTTCCCATATTGCTGGATTTTCAGATATTTTTTGTTTTGTTGTAGTGTTATATTTTGGCTCTAAAAACTGAAATGAAACACTTTTTTCTATACCTGAATTATCTGCGTGTGTTATGCTTTTGTTATTTATTTGAACATCTTCTAAGCTGTGGTCTAGTTGTAATCTAAAAGTATATCTTCTATTCCATTTTTTACCAAATTGACCCCACTGTTGTGTAAAAGTAGTTTCATAATTATTATCATTTCTATATTGATAATAAGCTTTAACAATTTGTAAAAAAGGTATGCTGTTATATCTTCTAATTCTTTCAACACCTATTATTTTATAAATATTTTCAAAATTATCATCAGATCTTATTTTAAAACGTTTACCAACAACCATGTTGTTTGCTATAGACAATAACTTGTCATTTGTTGTGCTGTAGTTTTGCGCGTATTCTTCTTGAGTAATTTGATTTACTCTAATATCAAAAGCACTAGTGTTATTAAAATTACCGTATTGCAATTGATTGCCATTTGTTCCACCTAAAGATGATCCGATGTTAGTGTCAGGTGAAATACCTGAAAAAGAAACTTCTACAAAATGACCGCCGTTTTGACCTGTATATATCCCTTTACCAAAAGCTGGATTACGAGCATAATCGATACTTGCTGGAAGAGAGTCTTGTTGGCCAGTGTCAGGATTATACCACGTTACATTTTGAACAACACTAGGCACTCCTACGTTTACAATTGTCCCAGGTTGATTGTTAAGATCTTTTCTTGTGTTTGAAAACCAATTATGAACAAAATTGTAAAATTTAAATTTTTCAAAAACAGAAGAAAAAGAATTTTCCCACTGCAACGCAGTTGGAAATACGTTCATGCTAGGATTAAGTTGAGAAGAAGGACTACCTATTGCAACAAAAGTTTCGTCTCTCCAAGCTTGTATTAAATTACGAGCACTTCCCCATACGTGAGAACTAGAATTAATGTTTGCATTACTAGTACCTCCACCTGGTTGAATACCAGCGTGCCAAGCTTTGTCAATAAAAAACCCACCCATAGGATCTCCAGGATTTGCAAACTCGTGATTTTCTGGGAATAAAGCGTTTGATTCTCCACCATAATCAAGAAGTTGTGGCCAATTAGTAATTGACAAATTTAATACTGTTGACGTGTTTCCGCCAGTAAAACCTGGCATTGCATAGTTATCAGCAAAATAATGAGTTGGCATGCTGTTAAATATTTCGTAATCATTAAAATTTTGATTAATTAAAACATTTTCTTCAACTACAGCATCTCTATTAATTTTTACAAAAAACATACCCTTAAACTGAGAGCTTTCAGTAATACTTTGTTTTTTAGAAATAATTATTTGCAAGTTAGTGTCTAAATCTAAAACACCACCGCTTGTTGTTGTTGGGTAATTAGGATAAATTAATTCAGCGTCTTGAGTTTCAAAAACTTTATCTAAAGTTATTTTATAATATGAATTATCTAAAGAAACAGATTTAATTTCATAAGTTTTTGTGTGCTCGTTAGTTAACGTGTTTTTGAAATAAAACACTAAATCTTCTGTAATTTCATTTAAAGGCTCTGCAGTAGTATTTTGCCAAGCACCTTCTACTATTCTAAATTCTCTTGAGTTAACAACAGGGCTATATATACCAAAAACATTTGTAGAACTAGTTGAACCACCACAACTTATTTCTGCTATTGAAATAGTTTCTTCAGTTATATATTCAGGTGCTTCGTTTTCTATTGCTAACACTTTATATTTAGCTTCTTCTTCAACTAAACTGTTATTGCCTATAGATTTTTTTAATATTAAAAAAGTTTCTTCATCTACTTTATTTCTTTCAGCAGAAGGAAAAGCAAGCCAAACATTACCATCTTCAGCATTGTAAACTCTACTCATGGCTAAATTATAATACTCTGTAGATGTTTCTTTAATATATACTTTAAAAGACTCTGCCCAGTCAGGCGCTAAAGTTCTAACTTGACCAGTAATTTTTAATTCATTGTCAGCATATTTTTTAGGAATTTTAAATATAGATTCAGAGCTTGTAAATATAGGAGTTTCTCTGTTATATTTATCTAAATAAGTCACTCCTAATTGATAGTTTCTTATTGATTTTAAAGATTTTTGACCGTACAAAGGTAAGACAACTTGTTGTGCTGGTGTGATAATTTCAGTTTGATTATCTAAATAGTTGTTTATAAAAGTTATGTCATTATTAAATCTATCTACAAAACCAGCTTGTAAAATAGGTTTTTTAATCACATCGTAGTTTTGAACATAATTACCATAAACTAATCTATTGCCGGTAATTTCTTGTGCTTTTGCTTTTCTAGGCACATTGTCCCAAGCTCTTAATAATTGATTAGAACTAACAACAGTAAATATAAGATCTGAAGTAATTTCATATAAATTAGCATTTATATAATTTTTCTCAACACCACCAGTTGTTACTTGTGTTGGATCTTGATATTTTAATTTATCAACAATATAAACTATAGGTGAATTTGATTCTTTATAAAGAATATCAATTTGTACAACGTCTTCAGGCATTTCCGCAGTAACAAAATTTCTTAATTTTAAAGAAATTAAATTGTTTTCCATTGCTTTGTTGTAAGCGTCTTTAGCTGAATATTCAAAAAGATCTGGTTTAAAAACAACATCAGTAAAAGGTGAAAAGCTAGAATACTCACCATCTTCATACTTATACCTATAACCAAACCTTATAAACTTTCTTTTAAACAAATCACTTGCATCTTCTTTTTCAACATCATATGAAAATTTACCGCTTGTTATATTTTCAGGTACTATTGATAATATTTCAACTTTATAATCACCATTTGAAGCAAGTACTACTTCTGTTACTTTAACTCTAGCAGCTTGATCACCGCTAGTATTTGTAATAGTAAGTATATCGTTAATTTTATAACCTGAAATAAAAACAGGAAAATCAAAAAAAGTAATTTGTACAATATCACCGACGTTTATTGATGAAAAATTAAACTCAGTTTTAGATTTTATATTTTTTTCAAAAACCGGATCTAATACAAGTTTAGTTTTAGGTGATTTTTTAATAACAGTTATATGTTCTTCTTGTATTTTTATACAATTGCTTTTTGTAATAAATTTTTTTGGTACAACTAAATTTGTATGGTAAAATCCCGATTGATCAGTACCTTCTTCGCAAAGAATAGTATTTATTTTTTTAGGTTCTGAATTGTTATCTGTCCAAAATAAAAAATCATCAACTATATTTATACCAGTTATTAATTCTTCAGTAAATTTTAAAATACCATGTATATCTACAAAAACAAACTTAACACTATTATCATACTTTAGTATTAAGTTTTTTGTATCATGATAAACAAACCAGTAAAAACAATTATTTTTTTCATCAGCAATAGCGCCAACACATTTTGCGCTAGGCGCCAACTTACTATTTTCAAATAAATTTAAATTACCTAATATATTCTGAACAGCACCAACGTCAGAACCTTCTGAAGTCGACACTTGTATATTCATTGCGTCTCTATATTGACCATTTTCTACTAGTCTTTCGTCAAGGTCTTTGTTCATTTTACCTTGATTGAAAACATGCTTAATCTCAGGCATATATTAGTGTTTTATGTGCTTAGATTTACCTCTAAGTATTTGAGTTAATTCTTCTATTTTTAAATTTGATAATCTTAGTTTTGCTTTTCTTACAGCTGCAAATTTATCTTTTTGAAATCTACGAACTAAATACTCTGGAATATTAGCTCTTGTAGACATCATAGCGTATGCTATGCACTTATACATTGCTTCTTCAGCAAACTTGTGAACTTTCATTTCTTCATCAGTACCTAAACTATCACTTAAATAATCTATGATTATAGTTTTACCAGAAATAAAAGAACTAAAGTGTATTAATCCAGCGTTAGCATCTATATAATAAGAGCCATTGTTTTGCGCGTATTGAGGATCAATACCGTATCTTTGCCCCTCGTTAATCCACTCTGTATCATCTTCGTAATCATCAGTTGTAGTTATTGATGTATGTGATTTGTAATTTGACCACGTACTAGATTCTAGATTTAAATCTACAAATATAACTTCTTCACCTAGTATTTGAGTATCAAATGGATAACCATTATTAGTAGGTGCGCCATAAATAGTGCTAGTAGCTCCTTCTATAGTTATTGTGGCTTCTGGATCATTAATTGTTCCAGGTTGCCCGTCTAAAAGCCATTGCTCATAAACAGGGTTTGTCATTGTTATACCCATACCCGGATAATTACCACTATTAGAGCTACCAACAGTTTTTACAGTGGTATTTGGCGGAATACCAGGACCAAAAATAGTCATACCAACCTCTATATCGTGATTTGCAGTAAAAAAATTCATTTGCATGCCACTACCAGGTCCATATGAAATTTCTTTATTTTGATAACCGCTAGCATTAGTAATATTAATTCTAGTTTCTTTTGCAAACTTAGGCAATAAATTGTCAGACTTTACATCACCAGACCCTTCTTTTGATGTTTGCACACCGCTTTGAGTTATACCGTATTGTTCATATTGATTAGAAGCTGGAATTACACCTGTAGTAAATGTTTTTGTTTTTTGCATCAACTCTCCAGTTAATGGATCTGTTTTTGTATACGTAACAACATACTCATTACCACCACCCGCTGTTGTTCTAATATAACTATTTGTTTCAAATTTAAAGCTCCCATCTGTGTTTTGTTGGTAGGCTATAGGGTTAGAAGTTTTTGAAACAGGATATATAGGATGTTTTATACCAGAGCTATCAACCCAAGATAATTTTGTGTAATGAACATAGTCTTGTGGTAATGGTATTTTTAACGAAGGTGGTACTTCCATTTCAAAAGACTTAATAGATTTTAAAGTATCAAAACTTAACTCTTGAAGTGCTCTTTGCGCGTGAAAAGAAACATCTGTTTTTTTTGCTTTACTTATTATTTTGTTTTCACCAACATAAGAAATTAAAAACTGATTTATTATAGTTTCCAAAGAAATAAATTGATATTCTCCGTAGTTATTAACACCACTATTTTGAACGCCATCAATACCCTCGTAATATTCTCTTGCTGTTTTGTCTATTAATGCCATTTATTATGATTTTTGTTGTTGAATATTTTTTTGATCTTCAGCTGTAGCTATTTGATAAACTCCAGGATCTTGCAACATAATTCCAGCTAAAGCTAATATTTTTAAAACTAAGTTATTTTCTTCTGAAATATGAAGTTCAAAGTTTTGTGCTTTTGTAGCGTCGTATAAAGCTGTTTCACCAATAACACTATACCCCCAAGAAACTTTAGCAGGTTTCTTAATAAATGTACATATAACTTTATTTATTATAGTGTTTGGTTTTACAATTAAACCATCTGCTCTTTCGTAAAAAACAGGTTGTGACTCAGTAGGTTTAACTAAAGGTGATTTGCTTATTTGCAAAAGCTCTGCATAATCAACTCTTTGTAATTCTATACCTCTATACAAAACAGTACCTAGTCTATATAAATTTTGTTGTTGAGGATTTTGAAAAACAGTACCGTTGTAATTTAAAGCAACTTGACTTTTAAATATACTTATTTTTTCTTCTAGTAAAGTTAACATGTCAGAATACTCAGTGTGATTACCCGGTATTCTATTAAACTGGTTTATATCATAAAAATATTGCTCAAATATATCCATTTGAGCTTGGTTAGCAAATAAGTTAAACTCTTGTGGAGTTACATACCCTCTTTGCTCTTTATTAGCTATAGCTAATACTTTTTGATATACATCGTCTATATTTACCATATTTTTTTATTGTAGTTTGCGATCGCCCCGTAGGGCGACCGCTCCTACAGTTTGATTAATTTAATCTTTTTTCTATATTTGAATATATTTCCATACCTTCATCAGTTTTAAACCAATGCGCTAAAGCAGTATATGGATGCTCGTCAAAAGGAACTGTCATTATAGGTCTATCATTTGATCCCCATAAAAAATTTCTTTGATCTTGTGATAGCTTAATAATACCAAGCTCTACAGCTTTAATACCAAAGTTTCTAAGCTGAACGTTATCATCAGCAGCTAATTCTAAGAATAAAGCTGGGTTGTTACGAGCAAATACTAGTAAATCTCTTTTAAGTTCTTTAGAACTCATCTTAGACACGTTAGAACCTTTTTCTACACGCATAATAGCCTCTGCCATATCAATATCAAGTTCTCTAGCCATTAATATTGCATCTGCTTCCAATTCTAATATTTCTATTTCATTAGCGGCTTCTTCAGCAGGTTTATACTCTGTATATATTTTATCTCTATGCGGATGATATAATGATAAAAACTTTTGTAAAACTGTTTTTTCTTTTTCTACGTATAAACTTCCATTTCTAAATATAACATGAGCTAGTCTTTGATCACCTTGCATTTCATCAACAAACGGTGTTCTTTGATTTTCACAATATTTTAGTTCTCTTTCGTAACCTTTTTCTTCATCAAACCAATAAATACCAGAACTTTTTAGCATGTACGATATAGGTTTACTTCTTGATGTTAAGTTATAAACTCTGTCTTTTACATCCCACTTTGGTTTTGCAGGTTCAACTTTTTTAGGTTTTTGTGTTTCAACAACCGGTGTTTCAACAACAGGCACCTCTACCTCTTTTGTTTTTTGTTTTTTTGCCATAATATAATATATAATAAAATTAATAAAAAATAAAAGGGAAGACGGAGAACGTTTACGTGTATGCCGTCCTCCCTTTTAAAATAATAAGTGCTTATTTCATTAACATGAAATTGTTAGCACCTTGAGTAATTAAACATCTCTCAGTTAAGAAGTGTAAGTGCATCGCGTCTAAAGCAGACGTAGCAGCACCAACAGAACCAGTAACCCAAGTTTTTAATCTTCGGTCATCAGTTTGTGAAGCTCTATATCTTACGTGTAAGAAAGGTCTTTTCATGCTTTGTCCAACAGTTTGATCATAAACTGAAGAAGTACCAGCAGGAATCATAACTCCTCTAAGAGCGTTAGCAGAACTAGCAGCGTTAATACCACCTCTAGTAGCTAAGTCATTTAAGTATCTGAAGTCAGACTTGTAGAAGTCATAAGAACCTCTTCTGAAACCAGTGAAACCTAAATTTAACGCCATATCTTCAGAGTTGTTAAATACACCGTAAGATGTACCACCAGCTCCGTAAGAGTTCATAGCAGCTAACATATCATCTATAGCTAAGCTAGTAGATCTGTTAACAAACATCATGTACTCTTCAATAGCACCTTGCTTATCAAATTCAGCTAAAATTGCATCAAACTCAGCTAAATCAGTAGAAGCGTTAACACCAGTTACACCAGTAGTTACGTTACCTCTGTCTTCAATAGCAGCAAATAAACCTTCAGTACCTACAACATCAGCATCAGTACGTAAATAATCATCAACGTCGTTAGCAGCACCAGATCCACCACCACCAATATTGTGAGCAGAATCAGATGCAACTTCACTTTCTAACATTGCCATTTCAATGTAGTCAGTAAATCTAGCTCTTGTATCAGCTTCAGCTTTTAGATACCATAAGTAACCTGATTGCCCGTTTTCAGCAGATACTTCAACCCAACCAATTCTAGATGCATCAGATCCTGATACTTCGTAAAAGTCTTTCATAATAATTGGTTTGTTAGTAAAAGTTTCAAACTGAGGCTCGTTAGCTTGGTGTCTTTCTGTAGTTACACTAGATGGAGTAGCACCAGTACTAGTATAGTAAGCAGTACCTTTTCCATATTCAGAACCATAAACTAACAACGTAGATGCGTTAGCAGTCGTAAGCGCAGCTATTGCTCCAGCGTTATAAGAACGAACTGTACAAGCAGCTCCAGAAACAGCAACAACGATAGCTTTAAAAACACCGTTAGCATTTGCTATTATAACAGTATCATTAATTCTAACACCGTGCGTTTGTCCTGATATTGCCAAACCATCTATGTTCTTTGTAATTGTAAAAACGTTTTCTCCAGACATGTTACCAGTATATGATAAATGTAGTCTTGATTGTTCAGACCATACGACTTGATCAGACGTCATAGCCTCTTCTGCACCAACTTGAGAAAGGAAACCAGAAATTGTTCTAGGTCCGAAAACCTCAGCTTCTTTTTCCATCAAGTCTGGCAGGTATTGTTGTCCCCACGAGTTTGCAGAACCCGTAAAGTCTAAGTAATTTGTAGCAAAAGTCTGCTTTGTAGTAGCAGGCGTGCTATTTAAATTACTACCTCCTGTAATTGCCATAATTTTGTAATTTTAAATTTGTTATTTATTTTTAATTTTAAACTTAAAAGTTGGAGAAGTATCATCGTTAAGCACTCTTACTTTAGGGCCGCTTGTGTTATCGTTTGAAAACGCTTGCCTTGGATCCATACTTACGTTTTTAGCCTTAGCAACACTTTCTTTCATAGCATCAGCTTTACCTTGATCGTAAAAATGCTTAGCAATAGCGTCGGGATTCATTGCTGTAAATAGAGACTTGTGATAACCTTTAGCGTCTGACATTTCATTTTCTTTATTCAAGAACTTCTTGACAAAATTATTAATGTCGCTTTGAGTTTCTTTAGTTTCTTCAGCGTTTTTCACGTTAAACCGATATTTTTTATCTCCGACGTTATATTCAAAACCTTTGAATTTATCGTTAAAAACTTGTTGGGTTTTTAATTTAAAAGTATTAGTTTGTTTGTCCGCTATTTTTTTATTCTCTTCGCTTTCTTTGTTGTATCTATTAAAGAAGTTAACCGCCTTTTGCTGCTCACTAGTGAGTCTGCTTCCAGCTTTAACTTCTTCATAGTATTTAGACTTTTGCCCGTCTAAGTGGCTTTTAGCGTTGGCAACTTGCTCTTTTAACGCTATTTTTTTCTTTTTAATCTCTCTTGCATCATCTTCTTCTTCATCGTATGAAAACGAGTCTTCTATTAAAAAACTAATTTCATCATCTGTCAAGTGAGACTTTGTTTGTTTGTAGTACTCTCTAAGAACTGTCATGTCGTCATAACTAGAAAAGTCTTGATTAAGACGTACATAATCTTCCAATGTACCACCAGTTTCTTCCATAAAATCTACAACTTTTTGTAAATTTTCAGGTATTGCCTGACCAGTTTTTTGAGCTTCTGCCATAGCATCTTGAGCTTGTTCGGCTAAATTTTCTACTTGCTCTTCAATTTTTTCTTCAACTTCTTCTTCAGTTACTTCTTCAAGAGCGGGTTGTTCATCTTGAACTGTGTCGGAGACTTCTTCTCCGGTAAGTTTTTCATCTGTTTCTTTGACGTTTTCTTCGAGTACTTTTTCGCTAGTTTCGGATTCGTCGCGTACAGGAACCTCATCTGTGCTTTGCTCTGGAACGGCATCTGTTTCTGGTTTTTTAGTTAAATCTACTTTGATGATATTATCATCTTCGTTTGTTTGTTTTTTAAGACTAACTTTAGTTACGTTGTCTTCAGTAGCCTTTTCTACTACTTTTTCTTTTTTCTTTTTTGCCATAATATAATATAATAATAATTAATAATTGTTATCTAGGATCAAATGCACCTAAATCAAATCCGCCCCCTAATATATCATTACCTGCAGACTCAAAGTTTTTAGGTGGTTTTTCACTTTTTCTTTGATCAATAAGCTCACTTTGTTGTGTAGCTTGTATTCTAGTTCTTTCGTCTTTACGATCTTCTTTTTCTTTTTCTTTTGCTCTAACGCTTTCATTTTCTAATTGCTTAAGCTGCATATTCATTTGAAACTCTAACTGCATCAACTCTTTTTTGTGTAAAACTTCTTGTTCCATTTTTTGTGCATCCATTTGTGCTTTCATTTGTTCAAGCTGTGCTTCTGCTTGCGATTTAGCTTGTTCTTTTTGAACTTCAAGTTGAGCAGATGCTTGTTGTGTTTGCATATTAGCCTGCGCTTGTGCTTGTATATTTTGTTGAGCTATTGCTTGATCTCTACCTAATTTTTGTTGTCTACGTATTTTTAACAACTGATTAGCTAGTTTTATACTTTTTATTTCTCTAAGATCAATAGCATCTGTTAATTCTATTAGCTGTTGTTGTAAAGCCATTTGAATATTGTTTTCAAGTATTGCTTTTTCTTCTTCATCAGGCATAAGTTCTATAAATATACCAAAGTCATATAAATGTAAGTTTGACATTTCATCAAGCGTAGCAACGTTGTGAGCACCAATAGCTTGAACAAAAGCGTCTGCAGTAGGCGAATACTCTAATATATCAGATATTCTAAGCGATAAACTTTCAGCAACTTCTTGAGTTAAAAACAAACCAGCTTGCAATATATGCCTTGTTGCTGTATTGCTGTTAGCTGCAGCTAATTTTTGTACACCAACTAAAGCATTTTTATCAGGCGTACTACCATCTCTAGCTTCATTAAGTCCGGTAGTATCTCTTATCATTTGTAAATAGTAATTGTAAGTACCAATTAAACTTTGCATCTTAGCGCCACCATTACTTGACTGTATTTCTTGTATAGGTACTTTACCTGGATTCATATCACCCTCACTCGTAAATGATCTACCTATTACCGAACCTGTTTGGAAAAACATGTTTAAGGCTTCTTGCGGGTTGTAATTTGTTCCGTTACCTAAATCTATTTCGGCTAAACCATCAGCATCTAAGTAAACACCGTCTGGCACTAATCTAGACATTACTTGCTGTAGTTTTAAATGTGTTAGCTGTATCATGTCAGCAAAACCAGTAATACGCTGCACTAAAGATTCTATTCTACCTTTATACATACGCGGTGCAACTATAGCATAATTCATTTTTACTTTAGTAAAATCACTTTTAGGCCTCATCATGTTTTTAGCCATTTCCCATTTTAACAACTTGTCTGTTCCTAAAATCATAGCTCCATCATATAAACACTCTATTGACCTATGTAGCTTACCAAAATTATCAGAGTTTTCTGGCGGGTTAAACGTATCGTCTTTTGCTAATATTTTATCTGCACCAGTACCAGTTTCTTTTACTTTATAAACTTCATTCATATACGTTTTATAATTAAAATATAAAACTTGAACTTTATTATTGTCTTGCTCGCTATAATTATAACCTTGATTATAATTAGTTTTTTCGTAATATTTATTTTTTACAATATCCTCAAGATCAGACTCGTCTAAATGAGGAAATTCTTTTAAAAGCTCATTAATAGGTATATTTTTAACTTCACCTACATAATATATATCATCAAAATAAGGTGATTCAGTATATGAATAAACTAAGTCAGCTGGATCAACATAATCAATAACAACACCTTCAGATGTATTAAAACTAGTTTTTACAGCGCCAATACCTAAAACTGTAATATCATAGTAAAATTGTTTCTTTATTAATTCGTATTTACTACCATCAAGCAAAACGTTAATAGCTTGTTCTTCTGCTATTTCAACAGCTTGTTTATACGTTAATTGCATATGTAACTTTAATTCTTCTTCTGATATAGGAAGAGTGTCAGGATCATTTTCATATAAATCTATTCCAAAAGCTTCTCCTGCAAAATCATTTAATTCTTTTGATCTCATGTCAGCTAATATAGACTCCATATATTGCGTGCGTTTTTCTACACCATAAGGATCTTGTGAATATGCTTTTATGTCGTAAGTTCTTTCTGCAATACCATTTACAACTATATCAACAAACTTAGGTATAATAGGTACTGGTTTCCAGTCTAAATTAAGATAAGACAAGTCGCCGTTGATAGATAATTCATCTTTATACTTTTGTATTGATTGTTCGCCTCTAGCGTATAATCTTAAATTATGAAAGTTATTGTGATTTGTTCTATACCTATTGCTACCTCTTTCAGTATGAAACCACTCAGCTTCAATAGCTTTAGCAACTTTCAAACCGTAATCATAGCTCATTTTTTCCACATCACTTACAACTTGAGAAGGAAAATAACTTTTTACAATCATATTTATTTTTTAATTAATTTTGACATATTACCTTTGTTTGAATAAGTAGCAATATTTATATTTAGTTTTGGTTTTTCTATTGTTGCGTTCGGTCTATAAAGATGCCTGTTGTTTGCCATTATAGCAAGACCAGAACTAATAGAAGCATCATGTTTTGTTCTTTTGTTTATATCAAATTTAGCCCAGTCGTTTAATAGTTCATTAAAATAACAATTACCAAATTGACCTTGAGCGTTCATACCTACATGGCTTTGAATATACATCTCAATTGCAGCAGCATGAGCTTGTTTTATATCTTCACTTGAGTTTGGTATACCACCTATTTCTTTTTCTGCAGTAGATAATTTATTCCATATTTTATCAGGCCTATTCATACTAAAACCTCTGTAACCACGTCTTCTTAAATAATATAATAATCGTGGCTTGTTATTTTCTGCAAGTAATGGCATACCGTAAAACACTAAAGCCATTAACACATCTTCAAAAAATATTTCTGCAGTTTGTGGTCTAGCTATATACTCTAAGAAAAAAGTATTTGCTGGTGCGTCTTCCATGCTAAACTTAGTTAAGCCATGTAAAGCACCTTTGGAGCCTTTACCATCTACAGTTCCTGATATATCATATGAGTCACAACCGAAGGCGCCCATATGTTCATTACCAGGATATTTAATACCATTTTTTATTATAACTTTATTTTGTATGTTTGTTGGTGGTACCCAACTTATTTTAAATCTACCTTTTGGATCTGGGTAAAATATAACACTTGAATCTTTTACACCGTTAACCCACTGAAAATTACCTGTTGAAATACCTAGTGTTCTAGACATTTCTTCGTTATAATCTATTTGTTCGTATATTTTTACTAAGTTAAATATACTATTTTTTGTTTCATCTCTAAATGCATGCTCTGTAGTTCTTGGGAACTGTCTGTAAAACTCGTTTAAAGCATCTTGATCACCTTTTAAACCATCAGCTTCATTTTGCCAATTGTCTATTACACCTACGTCTATTAACTCTCCATGGGGGTCAAAGACTTCATCACTCGGAGTATTGAAGACTGGGCTTCCGTGCTCATCAATAAATCCTTCGTAGTTCCACTCCATTGGGATAAAAAGAGAATATAGTCCAGACGCTGTTTGTCCATTTCTGTTTCGCTTCGTAACGTCGGATGCGTTGTATAGTCTTTTGAAGTTTTCTCCACCTTTGTCTAATGAATTTGATGTTGAGCCCATCATACATTTACCTATAATCC